CCTAGAAACTTTAGGGTTTAGGCGGTGCTGTAATCAGCGGCCACTGGTGCGGATTGTACAGCAGAAAAAAGAGAAGAAACAAAAAGAGAATAAATTTTTGATTGATTTTTGTAAATCGAAAATTAGTTTTCGATAGAGAAAAATAAATAGACTTACTTTTTAGTAGGATATTGGTTGACGTATAGGGTTTTGTGTGCTATATGGCGCAGCGCGGCATGCTCCCCCTCGCCAGCCTGCACAACCTTTCAAACCTCTGTATTACAAGTAATACAAATCAACAGGTTACACTACCACCAACTATGGTACACGAACGCAACCCCATCCCCCCCGACCTCCTCGACGCCTACATGCGCCGCGAGATCACCTCGCGCGAACTTGCTGAAGCGACGGGGTATTCAGCGGTGTATCTCCGACGGACAATCAAAAGACCTCCCAGAGAGCCTCAATTGTCTAAGTACGAGCAACGAAAGAAACTTGTCGCAATGCGCAAGCTCTTCCTCAACTCGCTCAGGCACCTTCCAATCCACGAAATCGTCAAGCAAGGTCACGTCTCTCAATCAACCGCTTGGCGCATCAAGAAAGGCTACCATGCTCCCAAGAACCCTCCCAAGTGACGACTGGATGAACGAGTGGAACGACGACACCCCCTCCTCTTCCAACTCCCACGACAACATCGTCGACAACATGCACATGCCTCGACCTGTACCAAAGCAGTACAGCTCGATCGAGGACGTTGACCTCGAACACGAACTCGCCAATCAACTTGCAGAAGCAGTGGCCCACAGGGATTGGATGATCGCGAACTTTGAAAGCGCCAACCCCAAGGACGTGACTGATGCCATCAAGACTTGCAACACCTTGATCTCCCAGATCATCTCCAAGCAGCAAACCGTCTTGAACATGAAACGCATGCTTGCAGTGGAAAACGCCGTCATCGAGACCATGAAAGAGTTCCCCAATGAAGTCAAAGACAAGTTCTTCGACTTGCTAGAGCAGAATATGAAGGGCTAAAGCTGTGTCAATTCTTGAAACATCATTGGCCCGGATGAAGTCGGGGGCATACAACCAATACAATCTCACAAACCTTGACGAGTGGCTCACCAAATACACCCGCTTGAACGGCAAGCCCTATTCGTTCAAGGACCGAGAATTCCAGATCGACATCATCCGTGACCCGTCCAAGACGCAAATCGTGATGAAACCTGCCCAAACAGGCTTGTCTGAGCTGTCGTACAGGTTTGCGGTAGCAGCCTGCTGCTGCATGGACAACTTCTCCTGCATCTACACGTTCCCGACGGCAACAGACGCTCAGAACAACAACCGTACCCGTATCAACCCCATGATCGCGGATTCAGAGGAGCTGAAAAGACTTGTTGACCCGGAATTGAACAACTCGGAGATCAAGAAGTTCGGAAAGAACTCTTTTCTGTACTTCAAAGGTACAGTAGCAGAGACAAACGCCTTGTCTACGCCTGCCGACATGGTCATTCACGACGAGGTGGACAAGTCAGACCCCGACGTGCTGACGACCTACGTCTCACGCCTGCAGGACAAGCCGACGAAAATGCGCCGCCTTTTCTCGACTCCGACGATTGCGAACTTCGGAATCCACAAGGAAACCTTGACAGCCATCAGGAAGTTCCACTTCGTTAAGTGCGAGAACTGTAATCACTGGTTCCTGCCGGACTACTTCAACGACGTGAAGATTCCCGGCTGGGACAAGCCCCTGACGGAGATCACGAAGCAAAACCTGCACCTGATTCGCTACGAAGAGGCTTGGTTGTGCTGCCCCAAATGTGGCCTGGACCCCAACATCGACCACACTCGCATGCAGTGGGTGACAGAAAATCCCGACGAGAACCACCACGCTACTGCTTGGATGGTCAGCCCCTTCTCTGCGCACCGCCGAATCTTGTTGAAAAACCTTGTGAAGAACTCCACGGAGTATCGCAAGTTCTCAGAATTTAAGAATCAGGCGCTGGGAATCGTAGCCGAGGAAGAGACGGAAGCAATTACTGAGACCGACATCGACAACCTCCAAAGCATGCCATTGACTCCAGACGCAAACATTTGCCAGATGGGGGTCGACATGGGCGTTACCTGCACGATCACGGTCGGGCGGGAGCTGGAGACGGGCGAACTTGCTGTTTTTCACCGTGAACGCTGCCGTTACACAGACTTGCTCGAACGGATGCAAATCCTGAAGATTCAGTACAACGTGAGTGTTCAGGTGGTGGATAGCGGACCCCTTTTCGACCTTGTGACGCAGATATGCAACTTGTCCCCGAACGCATGGGGAGCGAATTACGTGCAGAAGCAAGACCCGGTGCTGTTTACTGTGCGAGAGGAGAAGCAAGTTCCTGAAGAAGGTAAGCTAGGTTTTCAGGCAGTGAACATAAATCGCACTGCGGCGTTCGACACCTTGCTTGAGATGATTAAGCGCAAGCAGGTTTTGATTTCGAGCAGTGAAGAGAACGCTATTTTCAAAAAGCACATGCTTTGCATGAAGCGAGTAGCGAAGTTCACGCGCCACGGCGAGTTGACTCACGTCTGGGTAAAGACCGGCGACGAGGAAGATCACTACCACCACAGCTTGCTGTACCTCATGGTGGCTACGAAGTTGCGCCATACCGCATCAGGGGTGGGGTTTGCTGCAGCAGGCATGCTGCCGATAGCCTTGATGAAGGCTAAGCGTGCAAAGAATCCTGAAAATCGGCTCAACCCTTACATCCCAGGCTTGCGCTAGAGGTTACGACTTGCGACTTCTGGAGTGGAGAATCAGATAAAGGCTTGTAGAATCGCGCCATCGGCGCGACCTCAAGTCGCAGCCTCAGAAGGATAACTATGAAGCTTAACCTCATTTCACGGATTGCCAAACGCTTTCCAAGCTTGTTCTCACCGAAGGTGTCGGCGGCTGGAAAGCTGCCGGACGTTCCTCTACCGACACCCCCGAAAGGGCAGGTGACTGTTCCTGGTTTCCGCCCCCAAGGGGAGCGTTCCACAGACCTGCTGCGGCGTACAACGAGAGTGAACGCTAACACGGACGCTACAACGTTCCGTTCTGGCACGTCAACGTCTGAAGTTATTCGGAATTTCGCTGCGGCGAACCCGGACATGTCTTCGACGGTTAACGCTTACCTGCGTACAGGCATCCCGAAAAGTTACCGCATTACAGCACACGACCTTGATGGGAGAATCAACCCTGAAGCGACGAAGGCTGCACATGAAATTCTTGCACGGATTACTTTCCTCGGAGACCCTAATCAAGGTTACAACCCTACTAGCGATTTGCAGTCCTTGTCTGAGACTCTCGGCAAGGAATTGCTGTTTGAGGGTGCAATGGCTCTTGAACTTGTCCTGGATGATCTCGGAATGCCGACGTACCCAGCACCTATCGCTGTATCGACGCTGCAATTTCGAGAGGACAGCAAGCGAGGCGTTTACCCGGTTCAAGTCGTTTCTGGCAACGAGGTTGACCTGGATTACCCGACCATCTTTTACGTCAGCGTCGACCAAGACCTGCTCACAGCTTACGCAGAAGGTTACCTTGTAACGGCCTTGCGTGCAGTGCTTGCTGACGAAGACTTCAACAATTTCTTGCTGCGCCAACTGCAGCGAAACATTGCTCCTCGAATGATAGTTTCGATCATTGAAGAGAACTTGAAGAAGTCGATGGCGATTGGTACCTTGAATGATCCCAAGAAGATGAAAGAGGCTTTGGAGAACACGATGCAAGGTATCAGTGATACGTTGGAGCAGTTGGAGCCGGAAGACGCGATCATTACAACGGACGCTGTAAATTATCGCTTGGCAGGGCCGGGGGAAAATTCTGGTGGCGCTAGTGGCATTGGGACGATGCTGCAAACGATTCACGAGCAACTGCAAAGTCGCTTGACAGCTTCGCTGAAGACGCTGCCTGCGGTGCTGGGTCGAGATTCTGGACAAGGTTCGGCAACAGTTTCTGCGTACCTGTTCCTGAAGTCGGCAGAAGTTCTGGCACTGAAACTTGGCGTGATTTATTCTCGCATGCTGACGGTGGCAGTACGCTTGCTGGGCATGAACTGCTACGTGGACTTCAAGTACGACGACGTTGACTTGCGTCCCAAGGGAGAGCAGGAGGCGTACCGTGCGATGGAACAGGACCGCATCCTTGAGCAGTTGTCGCTGGGCTTTATCACTGACGAGCAAGCTTGCGTGATGCTTACAGGCAAGTTACCTCCTGAAGGGTATCAGCCGAAAAGTGGCACAATGTTCAAGACGACGAGCAGGCGGGTGCAGGATACGACTTCGCAAACTTCGCTTATGAATGGGCAGAAAGATACGCTGAAGTCGGACGCACCTACAGGTAAGAAGAGTTAACTGGGAGTTTTATCATGGAACTGTGGTTAGGTAGTGAGGCATCGGCAACCAGGTATGCAGAGCTTCTGAAGGCTGGGCCTCCAGAAGGGTGGAAGCCTGCGATGAAGTGTTCGGCATTCAAGTCGCAAGGAGGCATGCCTCCGATTGGGCAGGCTGCGGCTTCGACAGCGATTGTGAAGATCACAGGGACGTTGATCGCTGGGGAAGCGGGCTGGATGCGAATGTTCGGCATGCTGGGGTACGAAGAGATTAAGGCAGCGGTGTACGAGGTGATGACTTCGGACAACTTCGATTCGGTCGTCTTTTATGTCGACTCCCCCGGTGGCGCGGTGAACGGCTTGCAGTCGACGGCGGCTGCTATGTCCCAACTTGCCAAGATGAAGCCTTCTGCGGTTTATGCAGCTAATGCTTGCAGTGCGGCTTATTGGATTAGTGCTGGAGCCGGTCCGATTGTTGCCAGCGAGTTGTCCATGCTGGGTTCGATCGGCGCAGTAGTCCAGTTACGTAACGTCGTAAAGGCATTGGATGATGAAGGTGTCAAGGTTCACACTTTCAAAAGTGGTAGCCTGAAAATGGCAGGCAACCCTTATGAGGAGTTGTCTGACGAAGCCAAGGAGCATTACCAGAAGATGGTGGATGACGGTGCGGAAATCTTCATGAAGGATGTTGCGGCGGCTCGTGGACTGAAGCTGGAAACCTTGAAAAAGGCGGTTGGAGACGGTCGGACAATGCATGCCAGAGAGGCTTTGCAAAATCGCTTGATTGACAAGATTGGGACGCTTTCGGACGCTCTGAAGATTGTTCAGATGGACGTAAAGCGACGTTCCCGCGCTCGGTAGAGCAGATTAAGGCACCTTACGGTGCCTTTTACGTTTCAAATAACGTAGGATTGTAACTTCCAAACTTGTTGAGGCTATCAGAAATAGCAGATAATCCGACAAACCTTTAGGAGAGAACTTATGACCCCTGAACAATTGGCCGCACTGAAAGCCGGTGCCTCAATTCAGGACGTTCTGGCAATGAGTGCAGAAAGTGACCCGGAAATTATTCTGGCCGCTGCTGCGCAGATTGCTGAACAGACTGAATCTGGTGCTGGCAGCACTGCTAACGCCGGTAGCGCTGGCGATGAGGGTGAAGACGGTGAAGCTGCACCTGCAATGACTGCTAGTGCCGAGATCGCTTCCCTGAAAGCCATCAACGCAGAGCAGGCAGCCGAACTTGAAAACCTGAAAACCCAACTTGCTGAAGCTCAGGGCTTGGCTGCCAACGCGCAAGCACTCTCCAACGAGTTGAAGGCATTGCAGAATGCTCACGCTTCTGCGGTGGCAACTATGAATGCGATGGCTGCTCCTCTGAAAGCTTACGCCACCAAAATGGGCGTTGCCTTGAGCAAACCTGTCGATCTGGAAGGTAAGTCGCCTGCAGAAGTGCTGGCAGCTCACGCTGAACTGTCGGCAGGTTACGCCAAAGCTTTCGTGTCTGGTCGCAAATCTGTTCCAGTCGCTTCGGCTGACTCGGCAGCTTCTGAGAAGAAGCCGAGCTGGTTGGCAACCGCCTCCACCCTGAATTTCTAAGGAGAACCTAAATGGCTCGCGCATTCCTGATTCAACCCACCATCCACTCGTACCCTGTCGACACGGTCATCCTGTCGGCTCCGGCCAATACTGCCCCCACTCGCGCAGAAGTCGGCAAGCCTGTCAAGCTGTCCGGCCCCGACACCTACACTCTGTGCGGTGACGGCGACCCCATCGAAGCTCTGATCGCTTCGGACTTGTCGAGCCTGACTGGTGCAACTCGCGGCGGCAAGTTGCTGGTCGGCATTGTCAAAAAGGGCATCTTCAAGGCCAAGGCCGGTGAAGCACTTGCCATTGGCGATTACGTGGTTTCGGGTGCGGTCCCTGCTTTGGGTACCGAACTGCCTGAGAACGCTGCTGGTGAGCAATTGCCGACCGTGAAAAAGGGTGCCAACACCACTCCGTTCCAATGTCGCGTGGTCGGGTTTGACGGTGGCACTGGCGCTCTGGACTCTACCGTGGTCGTCGAGTTCGTGTAACTAATACTGGGGCATGTACAATTGCCCCATCCAGAAAGGAACCATTATGGAACTGAAAATTTACGATGCCAAGGGCGCACAGCACACCTTGACGATGAACGAGAACGTCATGCGCGACATGCGAGCCGAAGACGGCTTGAATGCAGTGCCTCTGGACAAGTTCTTCGAGAACCAGATCGTCAAAGCTACTGGCGACGTTACTGCCGTGCCTGATGGCAAGGGCTATCCTACGGTGCTGAACCAGATTGCTGCCCAAATGGGTGTCACTCCTCGTTCGACCTTGAAGGAAGTGATGAGCGGTGGTGTTCATGCTGCCAGCACTGGCGGTGACGCTTCGATCACTGGCCGCCTGCTGGTTACCGCCATGCTGCTGCCGATCATTGAGAACCAGATGCGTGAAAACCGTTCGGGCTACGCTGCCATGCTGCGTCAACACGCTGCCCTGAACATCAATCTGCCTGGCACTCGCTGGGACCGTCCGATTCTGGACTTCAAGCGTCCTGAAAATTCTCGCCCTCAACCTGTTGCCGAGCTGGCCGAACCCGTTCGCATGCTGACGATCAAGTCGTCGCAGAAGTCGAGCGCTTTGCTGGGCGAAGCAATCGGCATTGAGTTTTCTGACCAAGCCTTGCAAAACTCGACGATTGATTTCATCAGTCTGTCGATGCGTCGTCAGGCCGAAGAGTCGGCCAACGAAGTTGCAATGGCTCACATTTTGAGTTTGCTGAATGGTGATGCTGATGTTGGTATGCCTGCACTGGCCTCTGTGGTGCGCGGTGGCGCTGCCGTGGCTTCCACTCTCGACTCCGCAGCCGGTTCAGGAAAACTGACCCAGACCGCCTGGGTGAAGTGGCTGTGGCGCAACAACTTGCGTCGCACGATCACCACCGTGGTCACCGACTTCGACGGCGCTTTGGCTATCGAAAATCGTCTGGGCCGTCCTACCGTGCAGACCGACGACGCCAAGTCCAAGCGTATCGACGTGCTGACGAACGTGGTGAACCCCAACTGGCCTAACCAGGTGGACATTATCATCACCCAGGACCCCAACTGGCCTGCCAACACCATTGTCGGCTTCGACAAGGCTTACGGCTACTCGATGGTTTCGAGCGCTGCTCTGAACTACGCGGCTATGGAGTCGCTGGCTATTCGTCGGTCGACGAAGATGCGTATCGACACCGGCTCTGCCGTCGATCGCTTCATGGACGACGCCTGGGACATCCTGGACATTTCGTAATTGAAACGTGACGGGCCGAAAGGCCCGTCTTGAAAGGTGAAAAGATGGCAGAAGAGACTACCAAAAAAGCAGCACCAGAGAAGTTGCCCGCAACCAGCATCCGCGAGGCTCTGGCAACCCCTGACAATAACGTTGCTCGCAAGGTCGCAAACCCTGCAGGCACTGTCGTCACCCCGGCCTTTGCCGACGTGATGGTGGATGTCCAGACCTTGCAATCCTACCACCGAGGCCAGTGGACTTCGGTTGAGAAGCCTTCGACCTGGTTGGATGCACAAATCGCCAGCGGCAAGATGCTGGTGAAAGCGAAGTAAGAAAAGCCCGCGAAAGCGGGCTTTTTTATTCCTCGGTTTCGACTGAGAAGCCTTTCTCAGTTACGGTAACCTTCTCCCTTGCAAGCTTCTCTTGCACGGCGCTGACTATGAAACTTGTTAAGGAAGACTTAGTAACTTCACAGCGCTGTTCAAGAGATTCCCGCAGGCTTATCGGGCAGCGGAATGTGGTGATTTTGGTCTCATCATCTAGCATCAGATTTGCCTCCGGTGTAACGCGCAGCATTCAAAACCTGTGAATTGTAACCTACAATGCTTGAGCTAAACTAGGTTCTGCCTGCAGGAGAATTAAACATGCTTACCGACTACATCCCGTCATACGACGACGTTCGAGCCATTATTGGTGCTGACACCGAAGACCTTGAAGACACTGAGATCGAACTTAAAGTCATTGAACTTCAACTTGTAGACGTTCTGGACTCCATCTCTGAGAACCTCATTAGCATTTACGAAGATATTCAGGCTCGACTAGAAGACCCTCTACAAACTACTACAAAACTTGAACGTAAGATTGTAGGGACGCTACAGGTCTTGAGCACTTACTGCGTAGCTCTCATCCTTGCACCGACATTCCCTGTCAAAATTCTCAGAAAAATTACTGACGGTAAAGCTACGGGTGAGCGGACTGCAGACCCGTTTGAGAAGTTGCAGGAAGAGCTGGAAGAGACTGTGGCGACCCTTATTGATCGTATGAAAGACCTGTTGGAAGAGTACGGTGAAGAAGTTACCAGGGATACTTACGGCACCTTAACCTTGTCTGTGGGACTTGCTGTCGACCCTGTAACTGGAGAGTGACGTGCGTATTCGTAGAATTTCAAAAAGGTTCGATAAAGACCAACTCTATGATGCCTACACAGGTGACATCTTGTTTAAGGGGCAGTTTGCCACCTTTGAAGGCAGGCAGGTAGATGGAACTTTCAACCGTCGACGTACAGTTTCCTACTCGCCTGACCACAGCTTGCCTCCTCGACGGTGCGTCTCAGTCTACGACGAGGTTTGGATTTTGTCGGAGCCGATGATTGACGGGTTTCAAGGGGAGCCTGTCAGGGTGACCTGCTCGGCAAGGAAGTCGAACGGCTTGTTCCAGGTACTGACAGCAGGGGAGCTGCTGGACAAGACCGGCACCAGGGAAGCTCACGTATTCCTGCGCTACTTGAAGGGGACTTCAGAACCTGGTTCGTCAAACCTACAACCCTATTACGAAGCGAGTCTTTCGTTGACAGAGACTGATCTGGCAGGGAAGTTCTACACCGACGGAAACATCATCCTTCACGGGAGAATGGCAGCTAACGCTGCTGAAGGCTTTAACGTTGTAGAGTGTGACATGATCGGAGGTAGCGAATCGTGGGTTAAGGTCAAACTTCCTGGAGTATTTGACCCTGTAGAACTTACGGAAGTTCCTGGAGCCGAGATTGACGGTCTGCTTGTAGAGCGTTACAGCTTCTTTACCAAGTACGACCAAGCGCAGGAGAACAACTACCACGGAGACAAAACGCTCATTGTGAGCAAATCTAAAATGGCTGTGCCCGAAGGTAGCTTAACTTTGCAGGATTCAACCATGCCGATTTTGGGTGTGGAAGACCTTGGCGACGGCTGGGCACTGCACGTCCGAAAAGTGAGCTGAAGATGCTGAAGACCAAAGGGACTAGAGAACTTGCCCAGCGGGTGCGGAAAGATATTGACAAGATTAAGGGGAGCATCGCTGGTACTCACCAAAATCTTGTCAAGAGAATGTTCCGTGACCTGGTAGCTCACACTCCTCAATGGAGTGGAGACCTTGCCCTACACTGGGCGATCGAATTTCACGGAAAGACGGCCCCAGCACCATTTACGCAGGGGAGAGGTAAGGTTGTCAAAGAACCTTACAGGATGGGGTCTGAACCTACAGTCAGCATGACCTTGGCGCGAGAGTTGGCGAAAATACCTGAGATCAGGTACAACTCGAAAGTCAGCTTCGTAAACAAGATGCCTTACGCTGAAATGGTGCAAGCTGGAGTAGGGCCGTACAACCCTAAGACAGGGGATTACCGTGAAATCCGCGACGAGAACAAGTTGTTCGGCAAGGTAGCTATGGTAGCTTACCTTGACGCTAAGTATCAGAACAAGTCTGAGATTAGGAAAGCCTTAGTTAAGCGTTAAGGCCCACCGAACCTTACCATCGTCGTAGCAGCGGAAGTAACCTGCAGCAGCGCAAATCTCTTCCTCTGTCATGCCATCACTGTAAATGTCTGGAAACTTTTTACGCAACCGTGCAAGTTGGAAACCAGACTTGTGGTGGCGTACACACTTTCCTGGGTGTATGTAGGTGTAGCTTGGAGCAACCTCAGCTTCTCGCACGAAACCGAGACTTTCGTAAAGCTTTCCTGAGAACAAGCGCTTTTCTGAGAAAGACACGATTCGGTGGGGGCTGTAATTCCTGATGAAGTGCTTGAGCAATCTGCCTGCACCACCAACCACTAAACCTTTACTTGCGTACCTTGCAAGCTCATACTCACCGTAACCAGCCTGATAGCGCCCAGACAGATTGGACCTGAATACCATCACCGCTACACAAACTTTATCGCTGAAAAGGCCGAAGCTAATCCCTGAATGGCACCAACCCTGTATGTGATGAGTTTCCAAGAACTTTTTTGCTTCGTAGTTGGAGATTTCATGCACTTCGCACTTCCGTGCGAAAACACGCTCTCCACTGTGGATACCAAACCTTGCCAACAGAAGAGACTTTACCTGCTCTTTTCGGCTCATCCACTCGTCCTCAAAAATCCTTATCAAAGATACTCCAAGTTCTTTCGCATGGCGGGCTTTTAGCAGTTGGGTTTCACGATCTCTGAATTTAGTGCTATGCCAGAGAAGGCCCTCGTACTCAATAGCTATGTTGTGCGAACTTACTAAGATGTCAAACTCCCTTCGTCCGGCGTACCGGAACTGGTGGTTGACCTCTAAACCTGCACCTTCCAGAAACTCTTTCAGTTCGATTTCACCTTTACTCATGCTGCCTGCACACTTTGGGCAGCCTGCTTTTGAGGTCACATGGTCTGAAGGTCTCTGAATGAACTCTCCATGAACTTTGCAAACTATCTTTGCTGGTTCCGACATGGCTGTGTAAGAGTCTTCAACGTAGTCGTACTGGTCTCCGTGGACTTTCCGTGACTTCTCCAAGAACTGCTCGAACGGCACCCTCGAATATGCAAACCTACGCTCCGCTGCACAAATCTTGCAAGGCAGCTTTGCCTTGGAGTGGTGAAATGCATTGGCAGTAACTTTTCCGTGCTTCTGGCAGACGTAAGTTATATTACCATTCAAGCCTGTATAGCCTTCTGGCAGGTACTCAACTGTGTTCTTACCAAACTTTTCCCGCATTTGCTCGACGAACTTATCGAACGGCAAGATTCTGGATGCGCCGATACCCTCATCTGCACAACGCTTGCAGCCGTACTGTGTGCGACCTTCCGAGTTGAAGAGGATGGTTCCAGCCCGGATGGTTGACCTTCCGTGAAGCTCACAGATGATGTCAACTTTGCTGCCTGAGTTGATGTAGGTGTCCTCTACGATCTTGATGCGCTCCCCGAACAACTCAAACGCTCTGAGTTTGATGGATGCAAGACCCTCCTCCCGAACAGCGTCCGCTCTGCAGCCAGGACAGACAACAGTTCTTGGCCCCAATGGCATGCACTCGAACTCTCCGTGCTTAGTACAATGCAGGTAAGCTCTGGACTTTTGTCCTTTGAACTCCCCACTGATCTTCGAGAGGGTGAATTGAGGGTAGCGAGTGGCAATGCGCTCCTCAAACTCTTGCAAGGTCAGACGTTTAATGCCCATTCGTTAGTTCTCCAACTAAGTTGCTGAGTACCTATAGTACCACAAAGAACACCATGCCGAAAATTACCCGAGAAGAAG